CTACATATACATCGTATACATCATTGATATCACCAGTGATGTCTACACCTGTTGATGTTGTGGCGAGTTTTAGGTCACCGCTATATCTTAAGCTAACTGCACCTCCATCGGTAAATTCAGCAAGAGAAGTGCCATCTGTTGCATCAAATTCTATATTTGTTCCTTGTATAACTAAATTACCACTACCTTGTTCAAATATATAACTTTTACCAGTACCATTATCGTGGTAAATCTGTAGGTCATTACCTCCACCAAAAAATGCTCCTTTGGTATCAACAAAACGAATATTATTACCCATATCAAGTGTGCCACTAATATCAGCATTGCCATCAATGTCTAGGCTATCAGCTTGTAGTTCACCAGTGATGTCCACACCATCTGACTTGGTGGCGAATTTAGGTGAATTATTATGATATAAAGTTGTTGCACCAGTTGCAGTAAAAACGGCAGCTGTACTAGTGTGAGAAGAGTCTTGTATTTTTACACTTGTTGAACCACCTAATAAAAGCTCACCTATTCCAGAGTCTGTAATGTAGCTATTACTAGCATTGTGATAAATTTGTAAGTCAGCACCTGTACCAAATCTTGCTCTTACATTATCATTAAAAGTCAAAGTACCTGATGTCATAATATCAGAAGTATCACTTCTCAAGAACGAACCACTGCTTACACCATCAAGTGTATCAGCATCTAGACCTGAACCTGCACCATCTACAGTTTTAATCAGTGTAAGTATTTCACTAGCTGTTTGATCAGCCGTTGCACCACTTTCAATACCATCTAGCTTTGCTCCATCAACCGATAAATCTCTTCCATCTACTGTTTGTGTTCCTGAGAAAGTAATGTTACCAGTCAATCCACCACCAGTTAAAGGTAAGAAACCTGATCCTGCTGTAACACCTTGCTCCCAAGCTGATCCATTATAAACCTTTAGTGTTGATGAAGTAGTATTGTAAAATATATCACCAGTATCATTGTTAGAAGTTGGATCACTAGCACCAACTCTGTAAATGTCGTTAAAGTCATCTAATGAAGATTGAGCTGAAGCGGCTGAGTTTGCAGCTGAAGTAGCTGAAGAGGCAGCATTAGTAGCTGAGGTAGCTGCAGCTGTTGCTGAGTTAGATGCATTAGTAGCCTGAGTACTTGCAGTAGACGCTGAAGTAGCAGCGTTAGTTTCTGAAGTACTAGCATTGCTTTCACTAGTGGCAGCATTTGTTTCCGATGTAGCAGCATTGGTTTCTGATGTTGAAGCATTGCTTGCGGATGTAGCTGCATTAGATGCAGATGTAGAAGCTGCTGATGCTTGATTTGTTGCAGTCGTAGCACTTGTCGCTGCATTAGTCTCAGATGTGCTTGCATTAGTCGCACTAGTCGCTGCATTAGTTGCAGATGTACTAGCATTTGACTCCGAGGTAGCTGCATTAGTAGCAGAAGTGCTTGCTTCACTTGCTTTTGTTGTTGCTGTTGTTGCTGAACTCGAAGCAGACGTTGCCGAATTAGATGCATTAGTTTCTGAAGTTGCAGCGTTTGTCTCTGATGTAGCAGCGTTTGTCGCAGAAGTACTCGCCGCACTTGCTTTAGTTGTTGCCGTAGTTGCAGATGTAGCTGCATTTGATTCACTTGTAGAAGCGTTAGTAGCACTGGTTGCAGCTTCTGTAGCTTTCGTTGAAGCTGTTGTAGCTGATGCTGCTGCATTTGTTGCTGAAGTACTAGCATTAGTTGCTGATGTGGCAGCATTAGTTTCTGAGTTTGCTGCATTTGTTGCTGAAGTTGCAGCGTTAGTAGCTTGTGTAGATGCTGTACTTGCTGAAGTTGCAGCATTTGTTTCAGAAGTAGATGCATTGCTTTCAGAAGAGGCTGCATTTGTTGCTGAAGTACTTGCTTCACTAGCCTTGGTTGTTGCTGTGCTTGCACTTGTGGCTGCATTAGTTTCGCTTGTAGCTGCATTAGTTTCTGAAGTTGCAGCATTGGTTTCGCTAGTGGCTGCATTCGTAGCTGAGGTACTAGCCTCAGAAGCCTTAGTAGAGGCTGTAGATGCTGAGGATGCAGCTGCAGTGGCACTTGTAGAAGCGTTAGATGCCTGGGTTGAGGCTGTAGAGGCTGAGGATGCAGCATTGGTCTCTGCTGTCTCAGCTGCTGTCTGAGCAGTTTCAGCGTTTGTCTCAGCTGTTTCTGCAGCAGTTTGAGCTGCCTGTGATGATGTTAAAGAAGCTGCAGCGTCTGTCGCTGAACTATTTGAGTTATTTGCATATGTAGACGATAAACTCGCAGAGGAGGCTGCATTAGTCGCTGCAGTTTCAGCAGCTGTCTTAGCTGTCTCAGCATCCGTTATAAGTTGATCTACTGTGTTTTCTATAGTTACAGACGTGCCTGAACTTTTAAAGAATGATGATGATGACATGTTTTAACCTCTAGGATTGTGAGCTGCTTGAGTATGTGTCTTGGAAGTCTGAATAGGTGTAGGTTGGTTGTATTATTTGTGTACCACCATTTGTCTCTGCATCGTTTGCCTGTTCCTGGACTTCAAGAAGGAACTGGTTGAACTTAGCTTCAAATGCCTCTGCCCTAGTATCCAGGTAGTAGTCGGCAGCGTATGTAAGAGCTGAGTAAATAAGTAAGTCAGGTGCTACCTTTGCGAGGTTGTTCTCGTCGCTATCTGCAGTCATAGGTGCAAATTCGTTGTAGTAGTAAAGGGTTACACTACCTGAGCTTGGCTGTGGAAACAGGTATAGCTTCTCCTGTTGCCTGGTAAAGTGTGTTGGGTTACCTGAGTAGTTGTTGGCGTTTAACGACCTAAACTTAGACATTGGAACCCTGGTTAACTCAGTGTTCGAATGGTAAAGACTAATAATCTCAATAAAGTCATTAGGTATTGTTATGAAACTAGTTTGACTTGATATTGAGTAGGTTGTTAATGCCTCTTGCATGGGTGTTCTTAACTGTCTTTGAACACGAGCTATACCCTGGTCTATGAAGGTAGTTGTTAGAGCTGTGGTGATATCTGAACGGTTAAGGACGTTGTTAAAATGGGTCTTTAGATCACCATAGTTCATAGCTTATCCCTTCTTTGATTTCTTTTTAGTTGATTTTGGAAAACCTGCCTTCATGTTGCTGTAGGCTTTTTTGGATATAGTTGACTTTGACTTAGGCCTGGATGTACCTGCCTTCTTTCTGTTGTTTATGTTTTCATATAACGACATTCATAAACTCTTTTTAGTTGTTAAGAATGCATCTAAGTTTTCATTCTTAAGTTTGTTAACAATATCCTTAGCCGTTATGTTTTTATCTTTCATAACGTCAAAGCCTTCCCTCATCCATTTCTCAATCACAGCTACAGGTATGGATGCCACCTTCATCATGTCACCTGCTTTTTGAGAAGCTGAGGCGTCACGTTGCTGCTTTAAATTATCTAAATGCCACTGAGGTATTTCCTGAGTGTGATGCATGGCAGTCTCACCTGCCTGGGTAACAAAGTCACTGTTGATGTTGATTATGTTATTACCCTGTCTGTCTTTATCAAAATTCATTGTATCTCCTTAAGTTGAATGTATGAGGGCAAAAGTTAAGGAGAGCATGAAACATCTACCCTCATACAATTAGTTATTAGGACAAGCCTGTGATCATGTGGTCTGCACCAAAGTTCATATGCTTAAGACCGTATTCACCGACAACAGCATGTGTGTCACCGTCTGAGGTCTTTCCTAGTAGTGTTCTACTAAAAGGTCTTAATACAACTGATCTCCACATTGCAGGGTCAATTAAGAATGCATGTGTTGATAACTGGTGTCTGTTAAGCACAATCTTGTACTCACCAAATGGAGAAACATATAAGTCAACTACGTTTACTAATGTCTTAGTATTGTCGTTGAAGTTTCTGTATCTTCCTGAAGCAGCCGTAAAGTTTGAAACAATTAAGCTGTCAGCAGGTTTCACCATGAATACATTTGGCTCTGATCCTGCGTCATAAGCTTCCTGAGCTGCATCTAAGAATTTAGCTTCTGTTAATGCATCAGTTGCATTAGCACCTGCATCAGTTGAGTTAGTGATTAACTGAGTTGCAGAAGCCATTTCTCTAGCTGTAGAAGAGTCACCTGTTACTGCAGCGTTGTCTTGGCCAACGTATGCAAATTCTAAGTCCTTCTTAATCTCTTTAAGGACTTTACCTAACTGGTAACTTGTCTCCTTGGCTCTACCATACGTTTTGACAGCGTCGGCTGTGGCACTGACCTCGAATACCTTTGTAAGAATTTGAGTTGTACCACTTCTTAGGGTTGTAGGTGACTGAGTACCTGCTGAGAAGGCTGCACCTTCAACGGCTTTGTTATCAGCACCTGCTGCTAAGGTGTCTTCCATGTACTCAAAAGTACGGTTATGAACCTTCTCACTCTTAATTAGAGTAGTGAAGGGTGTATCAGTTGGAGTGATATTAGTGATAATGTCAGAGACATCTTCTGAAATCCCAACCTGGTTATAACTTCCGAAAACGGCCATCTTTATTTCCTTTCATTAAATGATGGTTAACTATGAGGTTTCCCAACGCTTCATAATTACTGCAGAGATATCATCTAAGTCTGTACCTGCATTACCAAGTGCCTGAGTAGCTTCTTTTAATTGAGTAGCTCTTCTTGACTTGTCATTGACAGGTGCCTTCTTTGATCTAAGGATTTTAGTAGATTTAGTATTCTTCTTCTTCACTGTAGCCACCTTCTTTCCCTGGTCATACAAACGAGCCTTATTAATAAGTTGGATCACTTTAGGATCGACATATTGATTGACTTCATTTTCAGGTAGACCGATAGATATGGCATAACCACGAATGTCATTATAAAGTTGGTTGCTCCAGTTTGGAACTTCCTCTTGTAAAACCTTAACACACTCTTTTGCTGCAGCTTGTAGTTGAGTTTGTTGTTGGTTTTGTAAGTCTTTATAAAATACATTAGCTTCTTCAGTTAGAAACTTATACTCGTCTTCTACTTCCTTATACTCCTTGCGAAGTTGAGCAAAATCCTCCGTAGACATTGTCTTACTTGCGACCAACATGTCCACTTCTTGATAGGGCTTAAACTTTGCTTGAGCTTTCTCCAACATCTTTTGGAGAACGACATTAGACTTAGAAACAGCCTCTTCAGCGTTTTTACGTTGAGTTGCCACTTCCTGAGACTTTCTTGTGAGAGCAGCCTCTTGACCATAAAGTCGCTTAAGATCTTTAACAGATGCCTGAACTGTTTCACCATTAACCTGGAT